ATGACCCCAAAGGTCAGACATTTCAAAAGGAAGCCCCCTTCTTTGTTGATGGCGAAGACTGGCTTTGCGTCGGCGACTGCATCTATAGCGACGGCATGATCATCAGAAACGGACGCGCCATCAACGAACCTAGTCAATCCCTAGGAGAGCAAAGGGATAGGGCGTCAGCTTAATAAGCGGCCCTCCAGTTAAGTCGGCTCAAATCGACCGTCAAGCCAAGACGCTAAATTGGCCATTGAGTACCTCCCTAAAACTACTCCTGGCTCAAGGGTCAGGAGGCTTTTTCAAGCTCTCTGAGGAGAGTTTCAGAAAGCAAGGAGAACAACATGACGGAAAGCTTAGAACAGGTCAAAACAGACCGGACCGCCATCATTAGCACAAGCGACAACCCTATGATGGCATTGCTAGAGAAGGTCATGACCGACCCTGACTTGTCAGTTGATAAGCTAGAGAAGTTCATGGACATTCAGCAAAAGCACGAGGACCGAGAGGCGGAAAAGCGTTTCAATGAAGCTCTTAATTCTTCTCAGTCAGGGATTGAGCTTGTGTTTAAAAACAAACACAACAGCCAGACTAACTCTGATTATGCAGACTATGAAGCCGTCAATATAGTTGCCCGCCCTGTTTACACCAAACACGGCCTAAGTCTGGCTTTTACTAACTTTGAGAGCAAGCTTGAAGGCCACTATGGCGTCAGGGCTGAGTTAAGGCACAATGCAGGCTACTCCAAAACCTACGATGCAAACGTGCCTATCGACAATAAGGGCATAAAGGGATCTGTCAACAAGACAGCAACCCATGCGTTTGGCTCTTCAGTCAGCTATGGCAAGCGATACCTTCTTGTAATGATCTTCAACATATCAACGCTTGTGCAGGACAATGACGGTAACGGGCCTCCTGTTGAATTTATTAGTGACGAGCAAGTTGAAGAGCTGGAGCGCCTTATTGAGGAAACGGGAACAAGCAAGATCAAGTTTCTCAAACTAGGTAAGATCGACACCCTTCACCAGATTTCTAAGCATAATTTTGCCGGGGCGAAACAAACGATCAATGAGTCGTTCAGGGCAAGGCAGGCAAAACAATGAGTGAGCAAGGTTCAGCCCTTTGGCAAATGGAGCGAGTAGGAAAAGTCACCGCGTCCAGGATATCTGACGTTATGGCCACTGGCAAAGGCGGCGCTCCTTCCGTCACACGCCAAAACTACATGGCCGAATTGATTTCAGAACGTCTTGCGGGCTTCCCATACGAAACTTACTCTAATGCCGCCATGGCGTGGGGGACCGAAACGGAGCCTGACGCAAGGGCGCATTACGAGTTCGTTAATGACGTTACAGTGGAAGAAGTGGGCTTAATAAACCACCCCCTCATTGAGAATGCCGCCGCGTCACCTGACGGGCTAGTAGGCCTAGACGGCTTGGTTGAAATAAAATGTCCAAATACTGCAACGCATATCAAGTTCCTGCAAACACAGAAAATTGATCGCCGGTATGTTTTTCAAATGCAATGGCAAATGTCTTGTGCGGAAAGAGCGTGGTGTGACTTCGTTTCATTTGATCCAAGGTTGCCTACCAACCTTTCCTACAGAAGCAAAAGAGTAATGCGGGATAGTGAAGTGATATCTCTTCTTGAGGATAATGTTCGCGAATTCTTGTCTGAGACTGACCAAACGGTGATTAACCTTACTTCGCTAGATGCAGACAATGTTGTCGCTTAGGCAACAAAAGCAGCCACAGCGCAAAGCTTCCAAGCACTTAGCCTACATCCGTACATTACCGTGCTTGCTGTGTGGCCAGTATGGAGTTGATGCGGCTCATATACGGTACTCAGACTTTCGATTTGGCAAGCCAGCCCCTGGCATGGGTGAGAAGCCAGACGACAAATGGACAGTTCCTTTGTGCCGCCCTCACCACACAGAACAGCATTCCATGGATGAAAGGACATTCTGGAACGCCCACAAGAAAGACCCTGTAGCAATAGCTAACTGGCTTTGGGAGAATAACGATGCAAGATAAAGAAATGCCTATATTCAGGCGGACAATGGACGGTTTTGTTCCTGCTAATGAAAAGGCTGAGACCTTCTACCAGAAAACCAAATACGGCGATCTGATCACCCTTGAAGCTAAAAAGCCAAGGAATGCGGGGCATCATCGAAAGTTCTTCGCAATGGTTGGCTTGGTCTTCGAAAGCCAAGAGCTATTCGACAATCAAGAGTTCATGCGCCAGTGGCTCACAATGGCCGCCGGTTACTTCGACACTTACCAGACACCTACAGGTAAGAAGCAATACATTCCCAAATCGATAGCTTGGGCGAAGATGGACCAGAACAGTTTCGAAGTCTTCTATGAGGATTTCATGAACGCGGTCTGGAAACACATCTGGCCAACAGGAACAGAGAAAGACAAAGCAAACTTCCAAGAGCAGCTTTTAGCTTTCGCATAGGAGATATCATGACAGCAACAATTCACACCCTACACCCTGTTGAGCCGTTCTGTGCTCATTGCGGCAATGAAGTCGCCAAAGAGTGGGATGCCTACGCCGCTGAACGTGGCGAGACCATGGACCTGATAAAAACCATTGTCACAGCGAACGACAACCACCCCCAACTTGTTCAATGGGAAGGTTCGGTTTTAAGAATTGAGGATTTGAACGCATGACTATTAAGCTAACAGAAGAAGACATAGGTAAGCAGTTCCTGACCACAGGCGGCCACACAGTCACCATAGTAGCTCTTAGCTTTGGCAGATACTACGGCTTCTCTATTGGATGTCATTATCCGTTCACTTTCGATGACACAGGACAAAATGCACATTCAGAGATTTGCAGCTGGGATGGCGAAGCATCAGACCCTGAGCCTGATTACAACCTCACCCACCGTATAGACGGCTGGCGCGAGTGCTCTGAATGCGGATACGTCGGCAACGATCATGAATTCCATTCAGGAGAGGACGGATAATGGCAAAAGCAGATTACTATTCTTGTGACTTGTGCGGAGGCAAGGCCTTTTATGACGCCAACATACAAGACACGCGATATCCCTATTGCATCTTCACTGACGATGACAGGAGGCCCGTCTGTGACATGCAAGTTCTTTGCGTCAAATGCTCTGAGACACACGAGGTTATTGTTCAAGAGCAGTCCAAAAACGTCCTCCGAAGAATGCAGAAGGCTCAAGAATAATGCCAGCACACTCAACTTGGTCAGCCCGCAAGACAGCCATTCTATGTGAGGAATGGATAGCAGGAACATCGGCAGAGGCCATCGGCGAATTGACAGACACGTCTAAAAACGCGGTTATCGGCAAAGCCCGTCGTCTTGGCCTGCCCCAGCGCAAACCTTCTCGCAAAGTCGAGCCATGGGAAGACGACGACAAGCAGCGCCTTCTTAGACTGAGACGCGAGGGCACTTCCTGGCCTGCAATTGCGGATGAGCTGGAGAGATCTTATTCTGCCGTTTACCAACAGCATGGCTACCTTATGGAGAATGGATTGTGATCAAAGCTATTTTGCCTGCTGCCTTGTTACTGCTCTGGTGCATTTCGGTTTTCGCGGCAATGATCGGAGGAGTGCTAACTGCTATTCTGCTTGTAGGCCTATGGTTCGACTTGAGCTTGTGGCCTGAGTTCGTCTCACTGTTCGCGGTCACCACCATTTTAATCGCCCTAACTACCTGGATTTTTGACAACTATTACAACGACGGCGCTACCGAACAGCCCGAGGAGAAAGAAGAGTGAAACAAATTTATTGCACACATTGCCTCGCCCTGTTCAACAATCACCAAGGCTGCTTGAACCACATAAAGGACAAACACGACGGAAGCGGCGCGCCTGCGGATGTTCCGTCTAAGCACGATCTTTTCTTGCGGGAGATGACTAGCCGACTGCTGATCGATCACTTGTTTAAACACAGCAGCGACGCGCTGACAATTGCAAAGAGCTACCTTTCCGGCGCGCAAGAAGGCGAAGGGTGATGTCCAGTCAAGTAACTGTTTCGTTCATCCCTCCGCGCCTGATGAATCTTGAAGAGGCCCTATGACCTATAAGCCCCTGCCCGACAAAGATTGGCTAACGGCCAAAGACATTGCCGACCATATGGAATTGGAAGTAGGCTCTGTAAAAAGAAACTTGCTCGCCAAAGGGTATATCGAAGCTGTCAAGATCGGTCATGAATGGCGCATAGCGCGGGAGGCATATTTGCTATGGAAGCAGCCCCAGAGGGTAAACTTGTCTGGTATAGAAAAAAATGGGCAATCTACTATTACGACCCCAAGAGCCAGAGACTTACCCGACGTTCCACCCAGACAACCGACCGTGAACTAGCAGAGAGGGTCTTGCAGGAATGGAATGCGAAACTAAGACAGCCAGCAGACACAACCGTAGCCTCGATACTGGACTACCGCTATCAAGCCGTCGCGTCCTCGTTGGAAGCGCCAGAGGCTATGGTTTACAATATGAACGTGCTCAAGGCCCATCTAGGCCACATGGACGCCTCACGGCTCACAAAGGCCGATTACGCCGCGTTCATAGACAAGAGGCGTCCACACCTACCAGCAGCACGGAGAGAGCTAGCAACGCTCAACGCCGCCATCCGACTGGCGATAGAAGACAAGATAATCTCAGAAGGCACTATAGCGAAAAGGCCCAAGGCTCCGCCACCGAGAGAACATTACGCAACGAAAGAACAAGTAGCGCTGTTGATATCCCACCCAGAGACTTCGCCGCACCTACGGCTATTCGTGCAGCTGGCGTCTCTAACAGGCCGACGATCCGGCGCAATTCTAGATCTAACCTGGGAGCGCGTTCTATTCGAGATCAATCAAATAGATTTCAAAGTCCCAGGGGAGCAAGTGACAACCAAGCGCCGTGGCATCTGTCGGATGAATTCTATCATGAAGAGAGTGTTACTTACGGCCTACGAAGACAGGACGTGCAAGCATGTGATAGCGTTTCGTGGGAAGAGAATTCGCTCGATCAAGAAATCGTTTGCTCGCCAGAGAGAGAAAGCGAATCTCCCAAGTTGGTTCACGCCTCACGTCTTGCGCCACTCGGTCGCCAGTTGGCTAGCAATGGACCGGCTAACGTCAGACCAGATAGCGGACATTACGGACTTAGATCCCGACACGGTGAAGCGCGTTTATCGGAAATTCAACCCCGATTACTTGCGCGACGAAATGGAGACTTTAGGGTCTGGTTTCGACTGGTGAGCGCTTGTTTTGTTCAACTGAACAAATCGCCAAAACCGGCCAAAAACATAACCTATTGTTTTTATTCAGTAAAATGGTCGGAACGGCAGGATTTGAACCTACGACCCCTTCACCCCCAGTTTAATAGACTAGCCGAAAAATCCCATAAGTTAATGAAAGTTAACGAAACTTTCAAATCGAGTTGCCGCTTAAAACAACAATTGGGCCTTAAAATCAAGGATTCGATGCTGTTTTTTGTTCAACTGAACAAAACCGGTAAATTGGCCACATGGCGCATTGTTCCGTGAATGAGCAGAAAGAGGAAGAAGACAGCACACAACCCGTAACGCATCAGGAGAGCCATGACGCCGTATCAATCGCCGCCATGGCGTAAACTCACCGAGCTTTCTGGTGGCAAGGGTGTAAAAGCCGAATGGCAAGAGTTTCCGGAAGAGCTGCTTGCCATCACCAATGAGCAGGCATCCGCCATACCCTGTAATGGCCGATCCGGATGCTACATGAATGTCGTGCGGCATGGGCCAAGCGATATTGTGGGCATTTGTACATCTGACACAAAGCAATGCGACCGTCGCACGCTTAAAAAGTCAGAACTGGCGCTGTATCGTATTGATCATAAAAAGCTGGCGACCAAGATTGCTGAGACTATTGGTTTTACCGAGCAACACGAAAAGGTCGCAGGCTATACAGCCCTTTGGAAATTTGGTGTGCTCAATCCACAAGCCGAGCACAGCTTTCTTGTCTATTGCTTTTTGGGGCAGACATCCTCGCAGCTGGATAAAATCGTCAATCAGCTTTGCATGACCGATCAGCCATTTCTGTTAATTGCCTCGACCAGCAGTCTTATCAGCACTGCCAGCTCTGATGCGAGCAGCAGGCATAAATCTAAGCTCATCGGCATAGATGATGTGCTTGCCGTTGATGTCGCAGGAAAGGTCACAGCGAAAGATAGTGCTCAAACCATCGTCTCCAATTGGCTGGAAACGGTATTACCAAAATCAGCCAAACCGGGATCGGAGTATCAATTCCCGACACCAGCAGGCGCAACATGGGAACAGTTTGTATTCGAATTTACCGCAACAGAGATGTTGTTGGTCTCATGCGGACAGATTCAAGAACGGCTGGAACCTGAGCACTTGAAGATGAAGAACCAGAATTCCGGCAAGCCAACAGGTTAAAGAGCTGTTCGGGAAATCATACCACGGCGAGACGATGGAAAGGCGTCCTGGGGGTGGTGCAACTCTCTCCTATTGGGAACACGTAATGGGCACCAAGTCACTTCGCCAGGTGGTCGCCGGTGACTGGATCGTCAAGACTGCGGGCGGTGAGATTCAAGGGTGGCGGGAAGAACTTTTCAATGAATCGTTCCAGCCTGTTCAGCCAGAAGACGCGCCGCAATAAAATCTAGGCGACTGTATTTAACAGCGGCTAACCCCGCTCCCCATCCTTCTCGATAACAGCTTTACTCCCCCGTATTTGCTCCCTAAGAACCATGTGGTCTTTAGCGAACTCTGCGGGGGCAAAGCCTTCCGGCTGCTGCTCTAGCCAGTCAGCAAGCTCTAAAACGAAGGCCTCGTTGTATGCCTTCAACTCAGGCAACGCAGAGACATAGACCAGCTTAGAGCCTGTTGTTGTCTCGCAAGCGCTTAGCAGCATCGCTATTAGAAAGAGGCCGCGCATTAGCAGCTTTGATCTGGCTTTTTTGTATCCGGTCATACTTATCTCTCACTCTCTCATTGTCTTCAAGTCGTTGCTTTTCGTGCTTTGCCATCTGCTCTTCGGCTCCTTTGCGCTTTTGCTTTTCGCTCCAGACCTTAGCCCCCAACAAGAGCAAGACAACGCCGCCAATGGCCTGAACGATCTTGTTGTTCATAATCACGTCGATGATTTTCAAAACCCAGATCATAAGCCTACTCCTGAATTCGCGATGAGCATGACGACGAGAACGGCAGCCGCAAGGGCTAGAACGACCCCCATTACGCGACCCTTACTTTTTTGCGGTCGATGATACGGGAGAGGATGGCCAGAAGGCCGCCGCCAATTGCCACGCCGAGGATAAGCATAAACAGATAAGAAGGCTCTTTGTTGGTTACGAATTCCCCGATTTGAACAGGTGAAAAATGCGCTGTCACTTTCTCCCACAAGGCGTAGACACTGCCGCTGGAGGCCGCAACAGCGCCCCACAAGGTCTTAGACTTCAATACAGGCTTAGGCTCGGGCAGCGGCGCAAACTCGACAGACTCCCCAATGACTTGGACGCGCATGATGCCCAGGGCTGCCGCAACGCCTGCCTCGATATCGCCGCGGTAAAATGGATTTTTCCGTCCTGCTTCAACTTCACACATAGCCGCCGACATCTTCGCCAACACAACAGGGTCGCTAAGGTCTAGCTCTTCATGCATCCCTAAGCCTGTTCGATCGGCCACTCGCTCGGCGTAGTCTCTCGGATTGTTGCCTTCACCGCTGTTACTCGGCGCCCACCGTTCATAGACGCCGATCAACGTCCTAACGCCGTGGCGCTTTTGGTAATTGCGCAAGATCATTGCGAGAGCACGGAACCCGAAAACCGCCGAAGAAAAGGCGCAGTGTTTCCCGTCTGGTGAGGCAACCAAGCCTTGCCAGTCTGCTCCTACTTTAACCCCGCCTGGATTGTTAAAAGCGAGAGTGAGGGGCAGCTTTTTGCCGTTTACGAACCTCTCGCCGGTGATGTAGGTTTTAGGGCTGTCTGCCCCTAGTCCTTTTGGTAGTAACATGTTTTAAACCGCGCTAGGCGGCCTCCTTTTCTGGCTACCACCCAGAAGCTTACAGCTAAAACAACTATGCCGTAATCTTTCAAAACCCAGAATGGGAACTCTAGATCTGAGGGCGATATGCCGGTTTGAAGATAGTAAATGTTTCGCCCTAATTGGCCGATTAAGCCCGCTGCTATGACGCTAAGCCCTAATCTGTGCCACTTAGGAGCCTTTACCAACCTATCGTGAGACTGAAGAATGGCGATGATTGAGATCGCCCCGATAGGATCAGCTATCAATATCCCGTAGACAGCAATTATCTCAATCATCGCCTGATCTGCCGCCTCTCAAAGAGTTCACCGTTTTGATCGGATCTTTCGAGAAGCGCTCTGCTATTTTAAAAAGACCAGCCAAGAGATACATCGCAAACAGACCGGTTAAAAAGGCAGAGGCTCCTTGAGAATGCTCCTTAAGCTCCCAAAGGTCACTTATCAGTGGCGTAAAGTAAGCGGCGCAGAAGGCTCCTGCTATCACAGAAATCAGCGATTTGCGCCATGTCAGTTCAGGTAAAAAGGCCAATGAAACTACTCCGCCAACAAAGCCCGCTATGAATTCGGGAAATTTAAATCCAAGAAGATTTTCTATCATCGCCCTATCATTTCTGGCAGTTGTCAGCCTGGTTGGATTGTGTCATTTTGGCCTTGCATTACGGGGCCGATATGAACTGGTCCAAGGTTGTTGAGGGCGTGGCTTAGGCTGCGCTCTTTTTTTATCTAGAACCTGCCCCATAGATCGTTTGATTGTAAGCCCCAGGAGAATTGTAAGCTCTGTTAGTGGTAGTCGCCGCCAGTTGGGATTTTGCGCTAATCACCGCGTCAACAGCGCTCGCGACAAACAAATCGTTTGTTCCGTTGTTTACGATATCGGCGTTGTCAACTTTTGCAGCTCCACGGTAATCACAATAAATCCCATAGCGTGTGTTGTGAGTGATTAGCGCTCCGGGGACGTCGGCAGAGCCGTTGATCACTTTTATTCCGTCTTGGCAGTAGGAAACCACAATCTGGGGATCGCCCACCAAACCACCAGCATAAATTTGTCCGAACTCTTTTACTTCAACACCAGCTTCATTGAAGTCATGGATGCCGACCCTTTTGACCTTCGCCCTGCCACCACGCCGCGCGCCAGTCTCGTCCCCCAACAACAGACCGTCCGCATTCACGTCGCCTATAAGAAGGAAGTTTTCGAGGCCGGCAAAATCTCCCATTACGGCCATACCTTGGCCGGATACTTCCAGTTGCGTTGGCCAAACACCACGCAACATAGTTTCATCCGTTGCCTTGGTTCCAACAAAGCTTGCTGCTGTCGGCATAGTGCCTGGCGTTGCACCTCTAAAGATAAGGTTTTGCCCGTAAGGCGATTCCATCGCAACAGAGGTGTAGGTGTGGACCCCAGCTTTCAAGCTAATCACCAGCTTCTTACCATTGGCGACGACATGCTGCTGGACGAAGGCTGTCACGTCTTCAATTGAGTTGAAAAGCCCTGGCAGGCCAGTCGGCTCCACCTCTATAGTGGCGTTGTCTTCTATGAAAAACTGATTAAGTCTCTGCACCGGAGGTGCAGCGATGGCGGCGGCAGCTCGCCCTCCGATTATGTCCAAAGATGCCCCTGTGTAGTGAACTCCATCCGTTGTAGGCAGGTCTGTTGTTGGGATCACCGTATGACGAATACCCATTTGTCTAGCAAAAAGCTGTTTGGTTAAGTTTTGCGCTCCGTTGGGCGTCGCAAGGGCAACATCCAAAAGCCTTGCGTCGCTTCCCCACCAACTTTGAGCTTTAAGCCCATTTTCCAAAAAGTCTTCAAACTGTTCATAGTAAACGTTGACGGCGGTCCCGTCGTTGCTTTCTCCTTGAGTGAAAATTACGGCGGATATTTGACTTGCTCCCAAATTCGCCAGTGCCGCGCCTACATCCGCCAGCAGCGGGTTCCACATGTCAATTGTTGGGGCTGCACGACCGTTTAACGGTTCAGTCCAGTTTTCTAGTGAAAGCCCACCCTGAACATTTAAGACAATCCTCACTTCGACGTTAAAACGAACAGCTAGCTGGTGAGCAGCCTGTAACGTCGAATTGTTGTGCCCATTGTCAAACGGTGATACACCGTTTTGTGCCACTACCCATTGTGTTCCGTCCCAGACCTTGACCAGGTCTGATATAGTCACGTTCCCTCCCGCCCCCTTGCCCTTGGCGTTCGACTGCCCTATCGCAACAAGGATAAGCCGCAACTTCCCATCAGAACAGGCGACGACCGGCAAAGGATGTAGGAATTCCGTCTCTTGGTCTACTATTAATTGCCAGGACGGCCCCGGACCTGGAGTTTCGGCAAGAGAATCAGCTATCGCTATATAAGATCTCCCGAAATGTCCGGCTACGTCATTTACAACGTAATTCGTGCCTGCGGACCACTGGCCACGCCAAACCATCCCTCTAATTAAAGACAGTTTTTGCGCTAAAGTGTCATGAACGCGGCCCGTTCTCGTCGTGACGGTCTCCCCTGTACCACCATTAATCACCCCCCCTAGAGAAATAACGTCTAAACCCGCTTCCTCCATTTGCGTTCGGGTTGCTGGCTGGTTTGTCATATCGTTCTCCATAAAGAAAGCACCCTGAAGGATGCTTTCTTTTTTTCGGTTTAATTCTACTTAAATTGGGTCGCCGTTAACATCGATGACTCCCGTTGTGTAGTCATCGTCGGCTTGGTGAACTCTAGCGTCATAGTTGGTCGCCTTGACCATGTGCGCCATGCTGTCTTCTGATTTGACGGCCTCTTGAAAAATCCAGAGGCCTTTTGTTGATTCAGTCGCTTTCACAAGACTAAATTTGGTCTTGGTGTTTGCTGTGTCGCTTGTGACAAGATCTTGGCTCGGCGCTACAGTCAGAGCCACCTGATTGCTCGCAGGTGAGGAGGAGACGACTAATTCCTCAACCGTTGCGGTCTTGTGAAGGATTTGAAGTTTGTAGGCTGTCGACGGCTCTAGAACTACATCACGCGATAGCGTCAGTGTGGTGCCATTCTGTGCCTCGATATCGCCGGTTTGCGCTCCGTCTCTCGTTGTGTCTTCCACAACAATTCGGTCTTTTGGGGCGATTAGCGCGGCTTCTTCGGTCGCTTTGAACTCCGTAGCTTCACGCTCGTATCTAATTCTATTCCATGCTTTGTTGGCATGGAAGTAAGCCTGAAACTTCGACGCAACCCAGTTCGCCTCAATTCTTTTGGGGTTGGTCGGGTTGGTGCCAAGCGTCATCGTCGCAGGTTGGTAGTTGTGTCTATAGACGTATTCTACCCCGTCGTGGTCTTTGTTGTGTCCAAATGAGGTCTGCACCTTTTGCGGCATGTCAGCGACCATGTTCAACTCATTAAAGAGTAGTGTTGAAAAGGTCTTTTCGCCGTCGAAAGTTAACTTGATCTTGTCGCCTCTGCGATAGGGAATGCAATGCGCCGCCCCCGCTATCGTAGCAAGAATGTCCTCAAAAGTGGCGTCTGGGTTGTCAAATGTGTGGTTGAACTCTGTCGCTTTCGGGTCGCCGAATTTTGCCCTTGCTGCGGCTACCGCTCCATAAATGCTGTCTAGGTCCAACTCACTCAATTGACGCCTTCCGAATTTAGGATCTTGCGCAACAAAAGCGATTATCTCGTCGACTTGACTTGTCGCGTGCAAATCCGTCGTAAAGGTCGTTCCGCTAATCCTCGTCGGGATTTTGCGAGTAACCATCACATTGAAAAGAAGCGATTCAGATGATAGCGCTGTTTCTGTCGTCGCTGTCTTGATGTAAACGGTTGTCACATCGCCTAAATCAGAGACGCTATGTGGCGATAGATAGTAGATTTCCTCTAATTGAACGTCATCAACAACCGTCCCGGAGTAATCATAATCCGTATTGGTTACACGTTGGATAGAAACTAGAGATCGACCTGAAAGACTTAATCTGAAACTGTCCGCGATTCGATTGGTAAGGTTTGCGGAACCGTCAAGTGTTATAGTTGTCTCTACCGCCGCCCCGGTTGCCGTCCCACTCGCGTCAGCCGGTGTAACCGAAACCTTGAAGTCAACGTCATGGTCATATTGTCTTGTACTTGTTTTTTTGTACAAGCCATTTAGGGCTATGAGGTTTATGAGCAACTCATCGGCATTCGGTTCATCAACGAAATAAGGGCCTACAGGTCTGTCCTGAATAGTGACGAACTCAGAGTTTTCTAACCCCGATTTATCGCCGACAAGGTACTGTATAGTCCCCCAATCACGTTGAACAGCAGAGGGATTATCTAGTGTCAATTGAGTAGAGGTGACACCGGATAGGGTGAAAGAACCTGAAACATCGACTGTTCGTGTTGTTGTATCTAGAACTTCAATATCTAGACCCGTTGTCGTGTGGTCATATCCGAAATTGTCCATGTACTCGATATTGACAGGATTGCCACCCAGCCAGACAAAAACAAACTTGTTGTTATCAGCATCAATTTCATCAATTCGTCCAGAACCGTTTAAATCAATGTCAAACGTTGGTGGACTCGGACCTGGCGGCGTGTACTGCAGAACTGTTAATCCGGTCCAGCTGACCTTGTCACTTACGCGGAAATTGTCGATTACAGACGAGTCAGTAAACGTCCAACTCTGCTCTAACAATCGAAGCGTTCCGCTAGGCCCGCCATAATCAAACAACGTTTCAATCGTTCCTTCGACGCCTGTCAAAGAAATCGAACCGGACTCAACACCTCTGTCGAATGTCTGGTTTGTTAAGGTCAGGTTCTCACCAACTTTGAAAACCTTTGCAAAATCCACTCCTGAAGAGGCTTCTATTTCGATTATATTTGGGTGCTTAAAGGTAATGTCTGAAACACCAGTAGCGCTTTTAAAGTGCCTGGAATTTGGGCTCTCCAAAAGTTGGCCATTGATGCCTTTTACCCTCTGAGCCACTTTTAGCGCTTCCGTGATCGGAGCACCGATACTGGCTTGCGGCGTGTCGCCTGGGATCGTGTTTGGGCCGTAAAACTCGACTGAGGAGCCTATATCACTAACTCTTGTCTCGCCCTCTTTCGCCGTATCGGTTTCAATCGCCAAAGTACCTTCACTGATTAACCCATAAGACAGCTGAACACCTTGATTATTCTGATAGAACTTGTACGAACTCAGAAGGTCAGGGATAGCCTTTTCACGGCCCAGAATATAGGGAACCATTCCACCTAAGCGGGGTTTGTTCCTTCTGTCTCCAACTTCACCATTTGGCGACGGCGCTTGCTGGTTGGCTCTAGCAAACTGACCCGCCCCGGCTGAAGGAGTTAGCGCGTAGGCTGTTGCGGCTAAGGCGAGCGAGATAATGACTGACGCGGCAATTACGGTCCCCGGATCACCCGGATAATGAACAACATATAGGGGGCCTTCTAGGCTCTCCAATTCATAGACATCATCAACCGTTTTAGGGGTAACATCTTTCCCGCCTTGGGCGGTTGAAGGCGCTTTCTCGAATAGCCTAGCTGACTTTGGAAGAGCGCCGTAATGATCGGCTAGAAAATCAATGTATTTGGGCGCGTGAAAGGGTTCTGGCAATTCCTCGCCAGGTCTATCAAGCACATAAATTGTCTTCATCGTGGTATTACGTAGCTTCTTTTGCTGTAGCCTAAAGCGGCTATGTCGGGTTCATGCCAAGCAGGCCCAGCCTGGCGTAAGTGTCCAACCCTGCCTTCGTACCAAATGCCAACGTGTGAATCATTGTTAGGGCGGCTAAACCAGACAATACAGGGCGACTGAGGCTCCTTTAGCAACTGCCAGTTTTTACGGTCTGCTGCTGTCACAACTCGGTCAGTGATGATTGTCTCTATACGGTGCGCCAGTCTTTGCCCCGTGATCGCTTCCCATGCGTCATGTACCCAATCACCACAGACATATTCGCCTTCGATGTATTGTTTGTTCAACAAATCATCTAAAGTCATGCGTACTGCTTCAAAAACGGGAAACGCTCTAATGTCTGAATTGAGCCGGTTCTGTTTTTGTCTAGATGCAGAGCGTTTGCATTCATGATAGAACCGTTTCTATCTCTGTTGTTTTCTGTCACGTACCTTGTGACCACTTCCAGAGGTGCGTCTGTGTACTCACTCGAGTAAACGCGCATTGTCAGCTTGACGTACTCTTGAGGATTGGCACTTTCCCTAATCGCATCAATTGCAGCAGGAATGATCTGGCCAAAATCACCAATCGCCAACTGCAAGGGTTGGTTGACTGTGCTTGTGACGGCATCTCCTTTTATGTCGAAGCTATAATGCTCGAATACCTGAGATGTAACTCCGTCTTCTAATGTGGCGGTCCAATTATCATGATTTCGAACCAGATGACGATTAAGGCCAGACGAATGAGTAAGCGAGACACACTCTACAGCGACTTCGGAAGGGTCGCCGTTTAAAAGAAACTCTTCTCTGGTGGTCATGGCAACGCCTCAACCAATTCCTCAAGTGAATTGCACATTTCCAACGAGCCTTGCTTTGTGTCTATGTCGTAATGCTGCACAAACCAAATAAGCGTGCCGTCGCTGTAGTAGATACCAGGCGACGGTGAAGGCTTGACCTCTAATATTGCCGAATGCTGGAAAGCGCCATCACAGTAAATTCGGTCTGGATTAAAGGAGTTCGCTACAAACTTACATTCATGCTCCAAAAGCGTTGATTGATCAGTGTATAGGTCCATTCGGAATTTCAGCTGCCCCTCAAGCAGGACATCCTTCCAAAACGAAACTAGTTGCTCACTCTTGCCCGCGCTTTCTGATGCCCAAGTAACCGGGATCTTGTAGATCCTGCTCGCGGAAAGCGATCTTGTCCGGCTAAACCCCCCAAGCGTTTCAACAGAGCCTATATGCTGGCCTCTATTGAACTTGTAGGATGTTCTTAGCGGTGAAAATTCGAGCTTAGGAAGCGTCATGATGCCTTCTTATTCACTCCGAACGTCCCCATGATTGCGCGGCTGGCGGGGCTGTACGAGTCGCCCAATTCCTTAGCCATAGCACCCGGTAAGCGCTCGTCTAATTCCTTGCGGATCAAATAGGTAATGTTGCCGTTGCTATCTTTGCTTTCATCAACAACGACACCCGGTGCCTGGTTAATAACCGTTGACTTGACGACAACACCCCCGCCATTAGGGTTGAAATCGCCACGGTTCATTGCTTCAGCAATAGGCCTGTATTCTCTTGTAGCCCTTTGGTGCAAAACGAATTCTTCTTTGTGTACCGGCCCAGCTATATCAGCAGGGTTGCCATAACCTGTGTGCCCACCCTTGCGGAAACCTTCCCCGGAAACGGCAGCGATATTTGAAACAATCGAAGCTCCTTGAGCCGCTATAATCCCATATTCAGCCAACTTCTGGGCGGGCGTTAGTGATGTCGGGTTAGCCATCACCTGAGCTGCTGCCTGCTGGATCTTCAATAGAGAATCCGCTATTGCAAAACCCTTGCTCACTGCGAACAACGCCTTGTAGGCTGCGCTTTGCTCTCCTGAGAACCCTTTTACGATATTAGCTAGGTTGCCGAAGGTTGTTTCAGCACTCTGTATCGCCTCAGATTGCCGCCTCTGCTCTAAGTCTCTTAGTCTTTCCGCTGCATGTTCATTAATCGCAACAATACGCTCCATGGCGCTTTGTTCGGTCAGAACGCGCTCTTCTAAAGCCGTCTTTACGACCTCAATTTGGGAAGCCTTGTCACCCCATATTTGAGCGACACCGGAATCAGAGCCACCTAGTGTCTGATCAAGCTGAGAAAGAGCCACAGAGGCTTGCTGACGGCGCTTTTGTTCTGCTAACAGGATATCCGTTTTCTGTTTTTCGAAAACGGCTGTCGCCATGAGGCGGGAACTTTGCTTGTCTTGCTCAGACAAGGCGAGTTCGTTTATCCTATCTAATTGCTTCTGGTGTTCGTGTTGGGCTAGACCAATTCTGTCTTCTGTGGCGTTGAAATGAGCTACGGTCAGTTGATCAAGGAAGCTTTTTGCCTCTGCTAATTCCTGCTCTCTTTGCCTTTTTACTTCTTCAGCTGCACGGCTTCGCTCTTTAGCTATCCTTTCTACGGCCTGACGCTCTTTTTCAGCTGCTCTTTGGGCAAAATCGACGTTGATAACATTAAGATTTGACTGATAAGCCGCACGAGCTTGGTTTAGGGCTTCCTGACTAGCGCCAGCCTCTTCAAGCTCACTTACCAACTCTTTAAATCTAATACCCTCACGTTCTAGCGCTCTATCCCTATCACCTAATTTGTTAAGGTGTGCGCTTTGCAAGTAATCGTCTAAGGCCTCACTGGCAAATTGTGCTGCGGGAGATAGAGCAGAAAGCTGCAAGCCTGTATCTCCTGCAGCGTCTGCAAAACCTCTCAAGCCAACAGTAGCAGAGCGAGACTTTTCATCAACAAGACTAACGACGGCGGCGGCTGTTCGGGCTTGACGCTCAAGGCTTTCTGTCTCTTTTGTGGCCTCAAGAAGGCTTTCCGCCACTGACTGCAAACTTGGGTTTGCTCTTCTTAGATCATCTACAGACTTTCTAAACGCCTTTATAGATATCTCGCCTGTTTCTGCTTTCTGAACTAATTCACCAAGTTCTCGGCCAAACACACCGATAATCGAGGCCCCTTGTTGCTGAGACAAAGCACGAGTGAAACCTACGGCACTTTCACGTGACGATTCAAACTTTTCTTGTAAGACACGAGCATTCTTAACCGCTTCTGTTAAAGACAGTTCCTTCGATATATCTGCTATGCGCTTGGCTTGGTCTCCTGCGCCTTGGTAAGCCTTTTCTAGCCCCCCGACCATCTCTTTTAGGCTGTCTGTAGCGTCCCTAACTTCATCCGTTCGTTCACGCATCAAGTAGAGCGCTGCACCTGCGGCAGCAAGACCAAGCCCTATTGGACCTGTTAGACCCAGCAAGGCAGCCCTTGCGGCATTCGCCGCTATCGCCGTCGCACCCAACCCCGCATTTAGCGCCAGAGTCGACGTTGTCATTGCGTAAGCCTGCACGGTAACGGAAGCTAGCATCGGCGCAAGTTTAACAGCGCCAAAACCAACGGCGGCGGCTGTTAACAGATCCATGTTTTCGACAACAAGCTCAAAGGCTGGAACCAGCCCTTTAGCCATTAGCTCTCCGTATTCCTCGCCCTCGGCTTTTGCGGTCGCTAGCGCTACGTTCCAACGCTGAGAGAGACTTTCTGACATTTTCTTGAATGCCTCATCAGCCGCCCCCGTGCTATTCTCCATTTGGCCTAGAATGGTGTCGAATTGCTGGCCCGCTCCGCCACTGAAGGCCAAAACAGCATTCAGCGCCTCAACAGAGCCAAAGAGCTGTGCCATCTGCTCCTTATTACCATTTGTGGCCTCGGCCACATTGTCGAGGAAACCAGCTAGACCTTGTGAGGCCAGAGCCGTAGTATCATACTCAAGGCCTAGTTCTTTGGCCAGGTCAGCCGCTTCCTTGGTCGGTTTAGCAACGGCTGTCAAAACCGCGCGAACACCCGTGACAGAGCTTGCGGTGCTAAGACCCTGCGTAGTCAGTGCCGCTATGGACGCTGTCAGCTCAGAGAAGCTAATACCAAGACCAGAAGCAATAGGAACCACATTACCAAGAGTAGCGCCCAGTTCACTTGCTGTCGTCTTGCCAGCCTTAATTCCAGTAAACAAAATATCCGCTGTTCTTGCAGCCGTCAGACCAGTTGACTTATACGCATTCATTGCCGTCGTCAGAGCGTCAACGGACGTTACCATATCCGTTACACCGCCAACGGCTAACTTGTTCGCTGTGTCTAGAATTCTTTGTGCTTCAGCCGCACCACCAGCACCGGCGGAAATCGCTTGGTAATAGGCTTTGACTTGATTGGTGGCGCTGCCACCGTACAAAGTAACAAAGTCTCTAGAGGTCTCTCTAATTCTGGCTAACTCACCGTCAACACCGCTCAATAGTGTTGATGTTTCCGCTAGCGCTCTATCGAATTCGAGAAATGTAGTAAGAGCGGTTCTTACGCCAAAAGCCGCAGAAAACGCGGCCCCCATTTGTTTGGCATTTCGGGCTACATCGTCAAATTCTTTGCCCGTCGCCCGTGCTTGTTTGGCGACTTGGGGCATTCCTTGGTTACCTGCCCTGACGAAACGCCCAAGCTCTTCCCGTGCTCTTTCAGCCGAACCCTCAATCTTATCATTAGTGCCAACAACACCAAGGCCAGCCTGCCGATACTGAGCAGCACCTGAAACGGCACCGCTAGGGTCAAACGCTAGGCCTACTGTTCTTACTGACATTTGACAAGTGTTCCTTGTACACAGACGCCAACGAACGCATTACAGAAATAAACACTTCCCTTTGGTAAAAGGAGGTGATTTCGTAATGTTTCATCAGAGCCAATATTGATGGCATTTTAAGCGGGTTATCGAGTGTGATCTCGCCCGCGAGGTGCCAAAAAGCGCGATAATAAAATTCGAGCCCTTGGCTTAATTTGGGGGCCTTAACAAGGCATTTAGGCTGATGGCTGTAATCAGCTCTAGCTAGTTCAATATGCCAGTCTATATGCTGGCCATTCTTTAGCTCCCATTCGAGAGCTTCCTTTAGTTTTTTACCGCTTGCCTCTTAAGCTGGAAGCTTTCTCGCTGAGTGGCCTGTCTGCAAAGCTTATCAAAGATAACGGAGCCTTTTTTGCTGGTCACAAATCCAACGAAGTTATCACGATTGGCGGCAATTGGCTGCCCCCCCGACTTCATTGTAGTACTCCATGAGGCGATACAGGTATCGTGTACCAATTCAGCAAAAAGTCGCCTGCCCTCCTCTTTGGAAAGATCCTCGCCTTTTTCGGCTACAGCCTGAACGGCTGCGCCATTGGTGTATTTCTCATTTTCAGGCGAAAGCCAACGACAAAAGAAAGTCACTGAACCACTTTTACCTTCATCAAAGGTGAATTCCTGGCCTTCGTCGAAAGCTAGGTTGTCGTCGTAGTCGTACTGATCAAGACCGTCGATCTCAAAGGTTGACATCTTTTTCTTTCTTAAATGTGGATTTTGGAAGCTCGATTAGGCCTGAAGCGGCCCACTCTTGCGCTTTATCTTTAGGAACGTCTTCAGGGTTCCTAATTCTGACTTCTTCGCCGTCGATAACGGCAAAAAATGGCTTAACAATTTTCATTAGATACCCCTTGTAATCTTCCAAGTTGCACCAATGCCTGCTTCATCTCTGATTGCGTCCATCGTGAAGTTGATCATAGAGTCGCCGGTGGTTAGTGTCGGCATGTCTGCGTTGATATACAGCTTGGGAACGTTGATTCGATACTTAGAGCCCGCGCTATTGCCTAGCTCGGATGTTAGAGACACTTCGGTGTGGTTTTTAACAGCGTCCCATAGCGCCATATTATCAAAATAGGCTTCTACAGTTACCTGCAACTGAGGCTCTCCAAATGATAACTCCCCAGACGCACAAGTGCCGAGGTGAGGAGTAAATTCGTGATTGTTACTCCAATTGTAAGTAATCTTCTTAACTGTGGCTGTCGCGCCAAGGTTTCCAATCGCCAAATTGGCAAAGCCCGCACAGACGTTGATCACTTCAACAGAACTAGGGTCAGGATAGGTGGCCCCCACCACAGCTGCACCACTGGTGGCTGTCATGCCCATCATGCCAGCTTGCCAGGTGACTTTCTTCTGAAATTCAGCATCAATGGTCAATGTGTTAGCGTGAACGCCGTTGAACCTAAAATGGTTGTTTGTGCTGCCGGTTTTTAGCATTCGCTCCCAAGTCACCGGGTTCCGGTCCTGGGCATTTGTGATGATGTTACTGGTCCAGGTGCTACGAAGAGCGTTTTCAAGCAGCCAGTCTATTTCACCATAAACCATCTCTGCGCCAAGGTTCCCTTCAACGGTGTATCCATCACTAGATACGTGCGTTTGGTCCCCATGTGAGGCTAGGTTTGCTGAACCTTCCTTGATGTACCTTTGATTGATACTGTCTTCGGTAAGGTGCATTTGTTGGAAGACTGGAGTTGCTACAGTTGAGCCCTCCGTGGTTTCTGCCGCCCAGCTGGAACGGCCACGCGCGGCGCGTGCTATATTGGTCATTGACTTAATCCTTTAAGATTTAATGATTGGTCTCGTCTCGAATGAACGGACAAGCGATTGTTCTTGTGGTTAGCTTTTGTCTTGTGGACTCGCCGACGGGATACGGCGTGAAAAACTCAAGATTTGAGAAATGTTTATTAAGAAACACCGCTGAAACGGCGTCGATCAGTTGTGTAAAGCCTTTTTCACCCGCATCTGAAGGCCCATGGATCTGCACCAGCAACGTTCCTGCGTAGCGCCCAATATTATTGCCAGGCGCACCGACGCTAACCGTTTCCCCCCGTCCATTGTCGATATGAAGCTGAATAGAAAATTCGTCTTCCGGCACTACGAATTTATGCCTTGGGTATCCTACCTTCTCAGACCGCCCCCAATTGGTCTTAAAGTGGTCGGTTATATTCTGGCGTTCTGTTTCGTAGCTCATAAACCACCAACGGAAATGCCTAGATCCAGGTGCGCTATCTCTGTCGCAATCGTGTCAATCCAACCTTCTGGGGCCTGCAATGAATGACCTGTCGCGAGCGGAATAGCGTATTCGGTGCTATTGGTAACATAGGTCATTTGAATAGTGCTGACCCCTTCTATTACGGCCTCGCCTTCGGCCACGGTATTAGCTCTAATCTCATTTGTCGTTGTATCATCAATACTGCCAACGCTTACATTCCATTGTGAGCGAAAGTAACCCGTGTTGACGGGGCTCCTTTTAACCGCCTGGCCGAACCCGTAAAGCATGACTGCTTGTAAGTTTTCGACAATGTAATCGGTCTCGACGTATTCCATATCAGCCATCATAGCTGCGTTAGCTTGGTCAACTGTCATCGCCATTATTCTAAGACCAATCCCCAAAGGCCACCAACTTCTACTATGTCGCCGACTTGAGCGACTTTGTATGTGTCGGCACCAACTGTAATCGTGTCTGTTTTTTCGGGGGCGGTTGTGAACCCAATAGCTAAAGCTGGCTTTTGGTTTGGCCCAACTGTTAAAGCTGGGTAATCGTCCATAAGCTGCTTTGACGTGGTGAATATTAAGCGCCCCTCATAAGCTGTCGATGCACCATCTGAAAACGTGTCTGTGGCTGTGTCATGAACGCTGCCGGTCACTTTTGTAAGTGTAGCCGTTTTGACCACACCATCACTAAATTCAATCGCAACGGCGTCAAAAGCCTCTTTGGCTATCTCTGCTACTGTGGTCATGAGCGCAACATCTCAACGGAGTTTGAATTGCTTGTAATGAAGTCACTTAACAGACCTTGAACGGACCTAATTACGGTCCTTGAACTACCTCCGCCAACGAACTTCTTTTCTGTTTCAACAGGCCCAGCTTTAACTCGGCTTTCAGAGATGCCGGTTGTGTCAACTGGTTGTAGGTTAGTCCCTTTTATGGCCTGCAACGCGGCCTCAAAGCAGGCATTCCTAATAAACACAGGTATAGCCGTTGATGACACGGCATAGCCGTTTCTGTCTGTGACGTTGATGCGAGGCCACTCGAGCGCTTGAGCGCTTGTGGCTTTAGTCCCGATAAAGTCAAATTGATGATCAAGATAATCTGTCGCTTTGATCAAAGCAGCCTGCTTGGCGGCATCAGTGCCAGTCCAGGCTGTAATGCTTCTGTCGGCAAAATAGTTATCGGCATCAGACACAGTGCCATAGGAATTTGCACTAGCGCCGCCTACTGTTGTGTCAAAAGCCATAGTAAATTCCCTAAAAGGAGAAGGGGCCAGCCGAAGCCAGCCCCAAATTAGACTACTGGGGTTAGCCCATCAGAATAGCAATATACTCGTCTTTCCAGGCCTTTTTACCCCATGTGGCTGAGACGTTGATCATCATCTTCTGGAAACCTTTGTAGACTGCGATATCAAAGATGAGGCCGGAGTGGTCATCTTGAACAACAAGTCTCTCAGAGGCCGCATCACCACCAGGAGGAACCGCAGGCGCACGCATGGCCAGTTCTAGAGCTGCTTGGTGCATAGCCACGTTTGCCGTAAAGTTGTTACCAACAGTTATGGCGCTGTTATCCGCAACCGCTGTTCGTAGGCCTGGGCCGTTAATGACAAGCGGGGTCGCAGAGGCATCCGCTTTGACAACATAGTTGTTAGCATCGCCGTTGAACGTCACGACATCACCAGCATTAAACGCACCGGACCCCGTGTCAAATGCGATTGACGTGTCGCCAATAGCTAAAGACGCGGAATTTGCGAGACGGCCTGATGCACTGCCTTTTGTGTGCGTCTTAACCTGTGCAGATTCACGCAGTGCTAGACCTTGGAGATCAAGCAGCACGCCTTGGCGAAGCATTTGATCACCGCCAGCTTCGTTTGCCTTCTGCAACTGAGCTAGGTTTCTGAGATTAGTTCCTGCTGCTGAATTCAAAATCAAAGAGGCGCGGCCATCATTTGACGGCATACCGTTATCAACAAGAACCTGACGAACCTTTGCCACATCATTAAAGTTTGATCCAAAAGGCGTTGTACCAGCTGTGCCAACTGCTCGTGACGCGCTCTGGTAAGCCGCCTGTGCCAGGTCAGCTTCAATCTCGTTCACAAGAGCTCGCATTGCCTGCAACACCTGGTCCCCATAAACGGTTTCAAAACCAGAACCATTGTTGACGTGCTTGATATCTTCACCAGTCCATGGGATTTGCACCCCACGTGATTTATCAAGTGTCAGGGTTTTGCTGTCGACCGTTTGATCGGTTCCTTCTGGAATCGTCATAGCTGGTGTCTGGTCCCCAACAGTCGCAGAACGTGTGAAGTGTGACCGGACAGTATCGCCTTTAGCCGCCTGTTCCGAACTGTCGGAGTTGATAGTGCAAGCCGGAATAAAACCGACCAATTCACGGCCAATGACATCTGCACTTTTGTAAATGTCGGCGGCCAAATCAGTAAGAACGTTTGCCATTCTATAATTTTCCTATACCTATTTTAAAGAAAGATTTGGCCAATGGCCAAGGACGCCACTAAGCGCCTAATCAACCACCTTGACGCCTTCCAAAGCTACCTTCTTTCGATCACTGTGTGAAAGAGCCTGAAATTCGTTCATTGTGATTGTTTTACTACCACCAGCGGCACCACCCGGCTTGGGGTTCGGTCCTGTTGGCTTTGCGACGAATCGTTTTCCGTCATCTGTAGAAGCCCAACCCTTAACAAACTCGTCTAGGGATTGCGGGCCTAGATCTGTGTCTACCGAGGCCTTGAAAACACCGTCTGACTCTTCAAGCTCAATCTTAGCCTTGCTCAATAGAAGCGCTTGGGCTGCGTCCTTAAAGCTTGGGTCAATTGACGCTTGGTCGAGCGCGTCCGCCAACCCTTGATGAATAGTCATCTTGTGAATGCTGGCTTTGTACTTCTCATTCTCAGACTTAAGAGGGTCAACAGCAGCGGCCATTTTGGCTTCATAAGCTTTAGCCTGAGCCTCTAGCCTTGCTCGAATTACCTCTTCGTCCGGCCTGCCTTCCTTCGCCTCTGCCGCCTCTTTGAGGGTGTTGTAAGCATCAAGGTTAAAGTCCTCGGGCAAACCGTCAAAACGAGCCTCTAGAGCCTCTTTTTCGGCTCTAAGCTTGTCTCTAGCTGCCCTGTTTGACTTGTTAGCAGTGACGACGCCGCGAACGGCTGGGTGGTTGTCAACGCCTTCGATATCCAGCTTAAAGCCGTCTCCGTCCTCGACGTAATAGGTTTTCAGGCTGTCATCAACGTTGTCTAGGTTCTCTACAGTTGCGAGGATTCCCATCGGGAGTTTCTCCATAAAAAAAGACCGGCATCGCCAGTCTGTTAAAGTTTGATCCATCGGATCGATTGGGCATAAAAAAAGGCCGCCTAAAGCGACCCTCGTTTATCTCTGTGTTAGCGCTCACCAGTCCCAAAGAACATGGTCACAATTCGCGCATCGTGTTTGTTTGTTCCCGCCTACAGGTTTTCCGTTCCTGATATGGCGGCCTAAAGTAACGTCATAGCTTGCTCTGCTGTCACACTCTGGGCATACAAGCAAATCTATGTCGTTTTCAGACTTCTTTCTGTATTCTTTTGGCTTAGCGCCACCTTCGACGATTTTGAGCCTAGACACTTTTTTTTGCCTGCTTCTCCGCCGCCTGCTTTTTGCGCAGCTCCACAAGTTCCGCGTAGCCTCCACGAGCTAATCTCCTCGGAATCAACGCTCTGCCATCTGAGTTCGCGAGATACCCTTTGCGAACGCCACAAGACACAGCTTCGTAAAGCGTGGAGGTACAGCAACTGCCGGAACCAACCAGACTGTGATAATGCTCCCAACAATCTTGCAGCGCGTAAAAAACACACCCCCCATCATCTGTTTCCTCTAGTCCTGCTTTCATCAACTCTGAAAAAAGGTCTTCTACAAGAAATTTTAACTGTTCTATGTCTGGGTGGCTCATGCCGCCAATTTCGCTGCTTCCCAAGCGTCTGGCTCTCTCTGTCTCAACTGGTCTAGTGTTAATTCCTTGCCGTTGCGGTCGACAAATCTATCTAGATCTATCTTGCCTCGACGGAACAATTGAGCCTTTTTAACACCAAGCACGTCTTCTTGAAAGTCCTTTGGCTGTTTTCTTAACCAACTTGAGTAGGTTAGATCACCAGCAACTTGACCATTCATAGAGGCTCTTTGGCCTGCTGGAAGGCCCTTAACCCCCAAGGCACTCCAACTTTTTATGATTGGTATAGTCGTTGATCTGCAATTCAGGTGCGCCGGTGGCCTTGGCCCTTTATCAACATCAAACACCATACCATCACGGCTTCGGCAGATAGCGCTTGTTCTGCCATCAAGTGTTGACACCCACTCGACGCCCTTAATTAAGCGACGGTTTTGTTTGTAAAGCTCGCCTCTAGCGACATTCGAGGTGTGGGTTACAGCTGTTCTAACAACTGTTCTTAGTGAGTTTCTGCTAACCTCTGTGATGCCGTCTTTGTAACGGAGTCCTTTGGTCCCGATAATATCACGAACGATTTGGTCTGTGCCACGCCCTTCGACCCACCCCATACGGATTTTATCGCGAACCCGTTTAAAAGCACCTTCCTCAAGATCTCTATAGGTGTCTTTTAGTAATCGCCCCTGAAACGGCCTTGCGTGAACCGCCGCATAAAGATTGTTGGGCGAGACGCCCACAAATTCCCACTTCATGGGCAATGCGTTTTGAATTAGGCCCGTGTGATGCCCGAATTCGTACTTTGCAAACTCTTTTAGTTCCTTGTCCAAGTTGGCTGTTAACGTCGTGTAACCTTCTTTAACAATCACCCTGATTGCTTCGAGCATAAGCTGCAATCGGCGCTCTGTAAACGGCGCGCTGCCGATTTGACGGGTGGCCAAATCATTAGCTATCCGGTCATCAACGCGATTAAGAAGAGCGATCATCTTCCTAATGGTTGAATCAGAATAGCGCCTAATCCCTATCTCATGCCGTAGGACGTTATTAAGGATCTCCTCATTAACTGTCGCCATCACGACCAGCCATGCTTAAGTCGGGGCTTTCCTCTAATATGAGGTCTTCTTCATCCTCAAAGCTGCGTTCTCCGTCGATGACACCACCACGCTTAAGATTGTCAAACAGAGTAAGCTTTGAATAAGCGCCAGACTGCCAGCCAGAGACTAGAGCAAGAATCTCTTGAGGCGACAATTCAGGGTCGACAAATTCTGTATTTGGTTCAACGGTTACTTCATCTGGGTTAGAGCCAGACCAGATAGCTGTGTATTGCAGCAATTGCTCAAGAGCCGCGGCTGACGACTTTGAGATCGTTGTAAGCGTGGCTCTTTGTGCGCCAAGGCGAAGAGAGATGGCGTCGCCGCTTTCTGCCGCTCTGTTGTTGTCTGCGAACAACTGAGCCCCAAACATCACGCCACGCTCTAGTGTGTCTTTAATCGCTTCTTTTTGTGCGCCAGCACCAGAACCGCTAAATTCTAGATACTCCGCCTTTGAGCCTTCGCCTGGCAAAATCCAAAGAGAATTACCCCCTATGGTCTTTGGGGCGTCTTCCTTTGTAACGCCTGTGATGACCGGCTGCGGACTGCTGGTCCAGTGCAGAGTGCGTCTATAGTCTGCATCCAGAGTATAAGCCCTAATTGCCAAACTCGCCAAACCAGATAGCGGAACCTCGTCAACATTACTTGACAGGTCAAAGGTGCCAGCAAAAACCACTGGGAAAACGTTTAACCCGTTCCTGCCGTTGATAGTAGCCAGAACTTCCTCTTGAGGAATGAACTCGTCTTTTTTGTGGTCTTCTTTAACCCACAAACGGGAGGTGAAGACTCCGGCCTCATTTAGATAGCACTCTCTGAACTTCCTAACTTCGCCCCATTTGCCCGTTTCCTGGTCTCTTTCGGAGCCAGATTCATCAAACAAGGCCCAATTTGTGTCCCAGTTTGTGCATGACTTGGCACCATACCCGGCCAGATACATTTGCCCGCCTTCACTTACCCCAGGCATCATAACAAAACGGCCCTGCCGCAACAAACTAAGCGTAATTTGCTGATGGAATAATTGAAGTGTCAGACCGTCTTCTGTGGCCTTGTCCCTCAAATACTCCAGGGCTTTAGGCAGTTTTATGTTTGTGTCTTCTTTGTGAATCAGGCCCGCTGAGCCCCGAATTGTCGGCGCTACGATCTCTGGGAATTCGGCTAAAGCTTTGTATGCGTTAAAGGCGTTTGTTTGTTTGATTTTGTCGGCAATCACCTTCATGCCGGAAGGCATAGGAAGATAGATTTCGCCCTTTGCCTTGATGGCGTCTTCCCCTGCAAAAGCGTCATTCATTCTATTCCACAAAGACAGGTTACTGTCATATTGTGGGTGCGTCGCTTTTACATCCAGCATTAATAGAAGCCTTCTATCTCGATCTCTTCGAACTCGCCAGCACTAGCCAGCTCATTAAACGCACGTGACGCTGCGTCTACTTGGTCCTTAAACTTCCCAAATGGGAAAACCACCAATTCGTCTAAGAATTCTTTGTTCCAAGCGCCTTCCAGAATATCCACATTCCCCGCCTCTGCTTGTGCCGCCAATGGCTCGGCCCTTGTTTGCTTGTCGCCACTTTCCGGTGTGGCTTTGTAAGTAAAACCCGCTAAGGCCCTAACCAAATATGACGCTTGGGCTTTGCCCGCCTGCCCTGGATCTTGCGGCAGAGACCCCCTCACAGACACGCCATCCTGGGATGCTGTGTTCTTAAGCAAGCGCTCGACTTCGGCTGCTGTGCCTTGAATTCTGGTGCTATCAGCTATGATAAAGCGGCCATTTGGCGTGCGCCCTATTTTTACGCCGGCTGTCCAGGCTGCCTTTTCGTCTTTTGTCGCGGCCAAATCCCAACCACGGACAAATCTTGTCCCTGCTGGCACAGCCCTAACGACATTAAACCAATCTTTTTGGAACATACCGCCGCCGCGAGGCGCGGGGCGCTGCTGGAATTGGCCAGCTGTCCCGTATGGTCCAAGAAGCTTCTTATCTCTCTCAACGACGTCTATTGGGAATCTTTCGGGGAAGAATAGCTCGCCCTCTTCTTTTCTTGGGTCTTCCCAGCCTATTGAAGTAAAGCATTTACGCTCTGGCTCAAACTCCATGGGAATGCAAAGGTGTTCATACCCGTGATCGCCATCAAGAATGATTCCTGAAGGATCTTTTTCATGCAAGCGCTGCATGACTACTACAATTGCCGACTTTTCAGGGTCACTAAGCCTGGTCGGCAGCGCTTCCAAAAATGTTGCTTCAACAGCTTTTAGCTTAGCTTCTGACTTAGCGTCATCGACCGACAAAGGATCGTCAAGTGCCACCCTGTCGCCCCTGGCCCCAGTCATTGAGGTAAAGGCCATTGCTGACCGCTCCCCAGACTTATCGTTGCCAAATTCCCTTTTGGCGTTTTGGTCCGTTACCAGCTTAAATTTGTCGCCCCAGTTCGATTGATACCACTCGGAGGCTATCAGATTCCTGCACTTCCGGCTGTCTCTAATCGCCAAAGGTTCTTTGTGCGCCGTGCCTATGAAGCGCTTAGAGGGCTCTTTGATCCATTCCCACGCAGGCCAAAAAACACCCGTTGTTAGGCTCTTCATGGAACCAGGGGGGACATTAATAAGAAGCCGCTGGATCTCTCCGCTGGTAACGGCCTCTAAATGCTCGCATATAGCCTCTATGGCCCACCCTACTTTTAGTTCCGCTGAAGGCTCTAGAACGTGCCAGCCGTACCTTATGAAGTCCATTAGACTTCGTTCTGCCAATTCCTTCTTAAAGGCCGCTATGTCTGTCGCTGTGAGCGAAACATTCATTCTTGCTCCGAAGCAGCGATTAGCTCTCTAAGCGTCTCAGACTTTAGCTTGCCAAGATTGTACGTCGTTTGAGGCGTCATAGAGCCATCAGAACTTGTATGGTCTACTCTTTCACCGTAGGCCCTAGGCTTTAGCTTTGCGGCGGTCCACTTCCTAGCCTCGATTTGAAGTCGCGCTTTTTGCGGGTCTTCGCAGTTGTCCGCAATAGAAATGATCTCTTCGGCGTAAAAGTCAGCACATTCTTGTTTCGCGCGCGTGTATTTGTCAACCAAAGTTTGATCACCGTCTAACCATTTGTAAAAAGCCGCCCTAGAGGGGAATTCTTTACTTTCACAAATTGTAACTAATGATTTACCTTGCGCGATCTTGGCGCAAATTCCGTCAAAGATCTTTTCTGAGTACTCTACCATATAGAGCGCTCTTGCTTAGGAGTTAGCGTCGCCTTCCCCATGATGTTATCCCCTCGGGATTGTTATAGATGTTCGCTCATCGAGCGTTGATTGTGATTGCGCCGTCTTCGTCTTTAGTGCCGATGCGCTCTAGGACGGCAGACACGTTTGCCTTAGATTGTCCTGTGTTTATCTCGTAAACGTTGCCCGATGGCCTTTGATCTTTTGAGTGGCCTGTATAACCGCCGCACTTAAATCCTGCTGACGAAAACCTAAGCTCGTCTAGCGCGGCCAGCTCGTCTATGTGCAATTTTCTGACAGCTTCGCCTAGATACTGCCCCTGCTTTATCGCTTTGGCGAAATCTTCGTAGGCGTTAGCCCATTTCCTGGCGAACTTTAGAGCGCGAAACAATAGGGCTAGTTGCTTGATTTTCACAGGGGGTTCCCTTTAAAGCAAAAGCCCCGAAAGCTTCTAATAATCTCCCTGGCGGACCAGAGGCTTCGAAGCAATCAGGGCTATTTCACAAGACGCCTTGGCTATATCCGCACTCTGTCGGAAACCTCTTGCGAGGCGCGTAGGGTCACGGCATGTGCCGCCTTGTTTGAACACCTATTGACAAAGAGAAAGCCCCGAAAGTTCCTACTTTAGACCCCACGTGATACGCAAGGCTTCGGAACATTCAGGGCTCCTCAAAGGCCTAAATTGCAGAGAGACGCTTAAATCAGGGATCAAACCAATAATTCACGGCGCGCCGATTCTGGGCTATCACATGCAAAGCGCTCTGCCTTGTTCGCCTCGCAATAGGTTAAGTCACCCTACAAAACCCTTCTAGAGGCGCTTCAATTGAGAGGCGAGACGGGTGTTGTTCTCGGTTAGAGTTTACCTCTAATAACAAAAGGCTGAGCTCACTACCACATGAACCCAGCCTTGAGCTTGTATAACTAAGAAAGAGGTGCCTTTGTGCCTTTTGACAGTTCTTCTATCTTATAGATTTACCCCATATCACCTTTTACCCGAGTCGTCAAGTGCTGGCGTCCATCTGTCACCGTGGCCAGATATACTGGCTCTTTGTTGTTGAGACGGCAAACCCCAATAATCCGCCAGTGCGTCTAACCCTGCTTTAAGAACGTCTAGCGCTTTTTCAGGACTTGCCGAAAACTTGAGGCGGGTTAGGTCTGCATTGCCCGCTTTTGCGTTAAATCGAAAGCTGTCTAAGCCCCTGTTATCGGCGCAAACAGACTTTGTTACAAATGAACACAGTGTCCCCTCTTGCTCAATGACAGATTGCGCGGCGCTGAAGCGTTCTTTAGTTATCGAGCATTGCTCGTCTATCTCGTCTGGTGTTTTGCTCTCTCGGAGGCTATCTGCGCCATATTGAGCAATGCGGTCTCTGGGGCTTAAGTCACAAAACCCCGCACCATGGTAGAGTGAATGATAACGAACGGCGGCGTCATGCTGTCGATCTGTTAGCCGACCATTTAAATTCAACTGCCCCACAACCGTTTGTGTCTTAGGCTCTTTAACAAGATCAATGCCAAATTGCGCTATTCTTCGCAGAATGTTTGGGTTGTCATGCAGCTCTCTTGGAACGTTAGGCATTTTAGGCTTAGCCGCTGCTCTACTCTTTCGAGCTTTGCCCTTCACTCGTAATGTCGGCATTGGAATTGATCTTGTTACGTCTACCATAAAAACCTTCTGCGACATTGATGATAGCTTGCTTTGCGAAAGGGTCATGAACTTCATCAATAGGTATCATTGCAACACCGTGATTTTTCCATGCTGCGACTCTCAACGCCGCATAGTCTTCATCATCCCAAGTTTTGGGTTGTGACCGGCCTAGCTGTGAACTTAGTTCAGTCATTGGACAAATGATCGTTTTTCACAAGTTACGTTATACCATATTGGCGTCTTATGTTCAATAACGGTAAATATTTGAAGATCGTTTATGAAATTTCAGGCTAATTTAGTTATTGACATCTATGATCTAAAATCATACATTATATTCATAGCCAATGAGGCAGCGCCCTAACAAAGGAGAATAAAAATGCTAGACTGGAACACACTTAGACAGAACCAAATTAAAGGCTTCATCTTCACAAAGACACCTCTTGCGCAAAGAGAAAAGAGGCTGGCAATGTTTGACGAAAGCCGCCGAAGATCTCAAATCAAGCCGCGCCCTCAAGGACGTGACGCCATCTACGCAAAAAGTTGGGCTTAATATGGAAACCTCTCAAGCATTGAGAATTCTAAAAGATTGGATGACCGGCTTTGTTGGTCGTCCAGTTTCCTATGAGCAGCTTGCAAAGATTATCGGATACAAGAACGGTCGATCTCTTCAGGCGGTCGCTGAAGGTAAACCAGTCTCCCAACTTGGAGAAACAAGCATCAGGCACCTACTGGACTCTTTACCAAGCGAAGATGAGAAGTTGTGGTTCCCAGAATTTACGTTCGGTGAGAATACTTTGACCGACGAGGACACAATGACCATTCATAGAAATTGGTATCCTCGCTTTCTCGGAGCACTGGTAGATCCCGATATGCCTGTCGCGTGGGCTGAAGATTATCTGCCCATAGACAATGAGGACCGCCTTGCGGTTTATTCCTGGATAGACCAACCAATCGATGACGAGTGCAAGAAGTCTGCACTTCAGAAGTGCGTCACATTTGTTGTTATTGAAAAGCAAAACATAGAAACTGGTGAATTTGGCTCTTAAATCATCACAGACCCACTATTCCTTGTCTCTGCTGGCCCTTTGCCCTTAGATCCACAGAAAGCACATAGAAACCCCTTGTCTAGGGCTTCTGGAGCCCACCGGTCGACATTCTGGCATTCCTTGCACTTGACAAGCTGAGTGCCGAATTCGGCTCCTGCGAACTCATAGGGGACCATTTATTAACCTCTAATCTGTTTGACGCTCAAAAATCGCGAAGTGTGATCTTCAAGCTGTACCTCCAAACATTTGTGCTTCTAACTTTTGTGCCTTCTGCGAGACAAAAATTCTCACTGGCTCTCGTAGCAACTTAGTCTCATTGGTGGCCCTGGCGAGATCAAGCTCCTTGCATGATCTAGAGAAAACACTATAGCTCATTTGAACGCCAAATTTTTCCTTAAACGCAGAATACAAGTTTGTCCTGTTGAGTCTCCCTGCTTCTGACTGCAAGAACTGCTTGTGATCATCAGTGAAGCATTTAAGGAATTTCTCCTCTCTGAAGATCTGTAGGCCTCTGCGACGACAGTAATTGTCTATCGCTGTTGCATCTCTCTTGAACCCCAGCTCCTTCAGCCCTTCAGCTATTTGCTGAGAACTGAACTTTCCTGACAAATCTTTGATGTACTTTTCCTCTTTTGGGTGGAATTTTCTGCCTGCCATCTTTCTTACTCTCCTCTTGGGCTGTAGTTGTGTTTGTCGTGGGTTGAACCTAATTTGATGTCTAACCCCTTGTTGTTGATTATCGCTCTCACCGTGCATTCTGGTAGCTCTAGGGCGCAAGCCACTTCGATATGGTCTAGGCCTAGCCCTGCATAGCCTGCTACTTGCTGTGTGAGGGGCTCCGTTTTGGGCTGTGAAGGCTGCTGAACGGCAAGCTTGATTACTGCGGCGCTCATGACTTTCGCCTGTTCTGCTTAGCCCATGGACGGCCTGGGAATTCACGGTCTATGGCCTCACTCACGACGACGCCGCCCGAAGCCTCCCACTCCTGGAAGTGTCTGCTCTGAGAGCGATAGGATAAATCGTTAACTGCTCGTCCGATATCCTGGCTGGCCTTGATCGCCTGGGAGTAGTCCTTAAAGCTTCCGAGGTAGTCATTTAGCGCCTTACTGTGCTGGACCATGAGATCACGCTTTCTAGCTAGAACCTTCTCAAAAAGCTGCTTCTGGCCTTCCTCAACCCCGTTGTCGTTACCTGCCTTTTTCGGCAGGGCGTTGTTGAATTCCGCTGGCTTGGGAAAGTATTGGTTGGTAGCTTTCAATCGGTTGATAGCTTCTCGGCAATCAGCCAATGGCTTGCCCTCTGCCTGCTCGAGAATTCCCGTTATCTTGTCCGGCAGCTCCCGTGTGCCGTGCCAAGCCGTTCTTGCAGCCTGGTTGAGATGATCCTGGAAAGCAATCATGTGAGCGCTGCCAGTTCTGCAAATCTCCTGCATCACGCCTCACCTCCCTCTGACAGCCAGCCTTGCTTTTCAAGGGTGTGGATGAGCCCAGCTTCAACCATGTTGTTTTGCTGCCAGACTTCCCAAGTCACGCTATCAATCAGGTCAGGACAAGGATTAGCGATCTCGCGCGCGCACGCGTTATTTCCTTCTATCTTCTTTAAACTTCTTAATATTCCTTCTTTAGCAAGTTGCGGTGAAGTTGCGGTGAAGTTGTCATCAGGTGCAGGCTTCAAGTTGTCGTGCTGTTTGTCAGCCTGATATTCCTCGTATTTACAAATAGTTATGAGGCGTTTCTTTTGAGTTACTTTAGAAGCAATCATTTTTTGATTTTCCAGCAAAACGCGGAAATTCCTCGATTTGGTATTCCCCCACCCCCAAAGGTCCATAAGTTGCTTATCAGAGTAGTAAAGCTGCCCTCTTTTGACTGGTACGACCACATGAGAATTGGGCGCTCTCTGCTCTGTATCCTGCCAGGCAGCAACAGCTATGAGCTTGAGAAAGTTGTATTGCTCGAGCGGATCTTTAAGGATTTTGTGGTCCATCAAAGATCGATAATATTTGATGTATCCCCCCTTACTCATTGCTGCCCCCGATCCGCACTCTTTTCGCTTCATCCGCCAGCAACAGCAGCGCCTTTTTTATGGGCTCTTGTTGCTCTTTTGGTTTGTCGTTTGGGAGTCGTTCTGAAGCGTAGTGGATAAACGCACTTATATCCGCCCTAGTGAAGCTCTCTTCCTGGTCTGGAAACAGCCTTTGAAGGACGATACACAACATTGACCAGTCGTTGATGTAGCCACATTCTCTTATAGAGCCCTCGAGAGCTGCCTTGAACTGCTCCACCGTGTATCGCATTTGCTTCTGTGCGGGCTTCTCTGGGCTGTTATTGGTCATCTGAGGGATCCCTTAGCTTGAACTCACCACACCAATTCTGAGGCGGAACAGATGGATTTAAAACGCTCATTCCGGCCCCGTGCATATGAATTGACGGAGGATATCTCATGCACAAACCTTCCACATCCCCATTGTAAAAATCCTTAACTTCATGACTGAGGTTGGACGCAAAAAAGTGGCATTTTCGACACTCGGGCCTAGCTGGTTTTTTTCTTAGAAACCTCACGCTCTCACTCCTTCCGCGCGCAATTCCTCAGCGCGTTTCATAAATCGATTGAACTCTTGCAACACCTTTGGACACACAGAACAGTTCCAGTTACTGCCTCCGTTGTCGTTGGTCGCGTGCTTGATTGGGAACTTGTCCCATTTGCATAAATTGGGCTCTGGGAGGCTCATGACTGCTCTCCCACGAGTTCAATAACCAACCTACCGTCCTTCATGTAAGCACGTGCAGTGCCAACATGAGGCATAGACTGACCGTCAACGGTCATAGGCGGGGCCGTAGGGGCGTTTGTTCCGTCTGGGGCCTTAAAGACCCTATTGAGGACTAAACCGCATGAGGTTTGGTGAAATGGGATATAAAGGGGGCTCTCTGGCGTCATGACGCTGCTCCTACAGATGTTTTAACTAAACCCGCAAAGAGCGCTTCCAAACGCAACAAAGCGGAGTGCACCAAGTTGGAAGACAGGCTCTGTAGGAGACCTGCAAGCCTTTCGGCTTCTCGATACACTCCGCTATGTAGACACAAATATAGCGCCAAAATCAGAGTATACCGCGGCGCTTGTGCACCTACAGAATTAGTTCCGGCTTCCAACCCGAGTAAGCAGAATTTGCTGCTCAACGAGTTAAACTTAGCGCTTATTGGTTGACTTTTCAAGCCTGTTGTTTTTTGCTTGAGCTTTAAAGGGAGGGGACTGTGGATCTTGACCCACGAACGATAGGGCAGCTTACAGGTGGCGTTCTTGTGACACTGGTTTTCATAAAGCTTACCGCACGATGGCACCGAAACTGGCCATCTAAGATCCTTAAGCCCTTTGTTGTATGCCTTGCCCTCAGTTCTGTTTTTACCAGCATCTATGCTTTTAGCACCGGCGTTTATCAGCCAGGGTATATCATCGCCGCCGTTGTCGTTGCTCTGGGCTGGACAGGCTGGAATTTCGCGAGACGATAGGCTATGCGCTTTCCCTACGGCTACACCTGGCCTATAGCCGCTGTTATTGTCGCTATATGGGCCGCTTACAGGGCTCTGGTGTGGATGATGTGAGCTAGTCATGGCTGGGCTCCTCTTCTATCCAATGAGTGCCTTTGCCGTGGATGTTGTTGAATAGTCCGCAAGCCAGGTCTGCTACTATACGCTCATCAATCCATTCGCCTTTCACGAGGCCCTTCTTCTCGGTGCTGTAATGCACAACACGATAACGCTTACTCATGGTCAGCCTCCCCTATTGCGATCTCCCTCCAAAGGCGGGTCCTGTACTGAGGCTCTTTGACAACCACGACATCAACAGAGTATGACTCACCGCCCTTAAGATCCGTCACCACGCAATGACATTCACCTTTTTCTGCAATAGTGAATTCAGTAGTTTGCCAGTCGGCTCTTTCGCAGGCCTTTAATGCTGCTTCGTGAGGAGTGGAGCCAGACTCATGCAGCATGGAATATTCCCGGTTAGGAAAGACCACTAAGTAATCATTCTCAGATGGGCAGCTCATTCTTCAGCCTCCCCTATCTTAACAACGCCACCCTCAAGACGATCAGGCAACGTCTCTATCGCGACCATGGAAGCGTGAATCTCTTCCTCAGTGCCGCAGTCAGACAGCTCGCGGCGGAGGAAAGCAATAATTTCAGGCAGGGTGTAGGTTGGTGGAGCGCCTAGGGCTTCTTCTATTACGAGGGTGCCGTCTTTAATCATTGAGATTGTTTTCTCTAGAGCATCAACCACACCGCATTCATAGGTTCCTGGCTCTATGTCATTAGAGTAGAAATCGCAGGTCTGTGCTAGATCGATCTCAAGCGCCTCAACAACAGCCCTAAGCGTCACCTTCTTGTCTAGATCAACGGTCATAGGATCGCCCTTTCAATATTCTCAAGTTCCGGGATGAAACTAATCTCCATTACCCAGGGATTGTCAGCCCAGGCTTTGCCTTTAGTTTTCCCATTAATGCTGTCCCAAAGCCTTTTAAAATCGTCTACAGGACTCTTTAATGGGGCTCCTTCCATCCCACTCATTGCCTCTGTATTTTGGTAGTCGAAATATGGGCGGCATCCCTCCCACGCTGCATCACTCTCACTAATGTCCTGAAGACGCTCAACCTTCACACCACAAACTAGCAACGACAAACGGCTCGCATGCTTTGGCATAAAGATAGAAGGCTTCCATTTAACCGTGGACGGGTCAGGATACGGTTTATCAAAGCCGTAGTTATCGCATTGCTCCGTGTAGTCATCGGCCCTCAACAGCAAAAACCCAGGGTCGCCACCGCCAACATACGAAAACGTTTCTCTTACCCATAGCCAATCACCTGAACGGACAGACAGGAATTGTGGCATAGTGGTCTTTACTTCCTCTTCTGTACAATCATAGGAGCCTGCGTGACGATGATTGGTTTTGCTATAACAGTGCCAAAGATCATTAACTTGCTGCTCAAGGCCTTTTGTTATCACCCGCCTCGTTTTGGTCTTGCGGCCCTCTATGATTGCGCGAACCATAGGCCCACTGAAAAGAATTGGCTTAACGTTCATCGCTCTTCCCCTTCTCTACAAACACACGGCCATTTTCAAAGTGGATAGTGTCGCCATAGTCAGCCCGTAAGTTCACCCCTTCTCCAAAAGGATCGATGAACATGAAAACGCCAGTCAGCTTTTCGAATTCTTTCAACTGTTTAAAGGTTGTGCTTTTCTTCACGATCAAGCTATGCATCAAAACACCTCCGCCGCGTCACATGCGTTTGAAAACACAAAGGAACTAGCATCTTGCAAGTCGCTTTCCGGCAAAGCACCGCCGCATTCGGGGCAAGAACCGAATTCGCTAATCTCAGCAAGAAACTCGTAGTCGTTCCACGGTTCTCCGCATTCTTCACAAATGTGGTGGTGGTTCATTTTGGCTAACATCACTTCCCCTCCCACTCTCTGAGGATCTGGTGAAGCTCACCGGCAGCAATAAACCGGTACTTACCAGGCGAATACTGAGCCTCCGACTTCCCAACAATCGGATTGTATCGAGCATCTCGGCACATAACCTTAATGCTCATGATTGATATGTCGTTGCGCTGTGCTGGTCTGTGCTCTTCAAGCATTACGCGGCCTCCTTGTTTGGCAGTTCGCCGGTTTGGGAATAGTAAATGCCTGCTATTGCACGAGACATGTCGTCAAACTCGGCTGGCGTTAGATCTCGACCGTTGGCAACAAGATCAAGTTGACGGGACACAGTGCCCAGAACCAACACTTCGTAGGTGCTGAGAGGACTAGCCATTATGCGGCCTCCCTGTTTGAAACAGTGGGTCGCTAATCATGTACTTAATGACAGGGCCGCGGTCTTCGTTCCAACGATCTTCAATCGCTGTCACAAGCTCTTCATCGAGGTCATGATCGAATGCGATATCTACAAGACGGGCCAAAAGCTCGGACTTGCTAAGTTGTGCGGAATCTTTTAATGCTGGAACTGTCATGTCAGTTGCCCTTTCAGTGGCTGTGTGACTTGAGGCCCTAGAACGTTGTGGAGACTGACTAGGGCTTCTTTGTTTGTAAGACTGTTATAGCTTATCTTGCGTGTGACTGCAACACACTTATTTAAGTTAATGGTCACTTTTTTTGTTGCTATCTCAATAGCTAGGTGTATAAATATGCGCATGATATCAAAAACACAGCTACGCATGGCTTTGTCCGCACTCAATATGCAAAGCGCCGATCTCGCTGAGTTGACGGGGCTGCACAAGAACACAATTTGGAAAGCGAATAAGGGCAAGGCCTCTAAACAAACGTATGCTGTAATTGAGCTTGTGTTTCGAGAAAAGGGCGTTCTGTTTGGGGTATCTGACGATGGCCGCGAGTGGGTTGCTGTAGAGGTAGAGGAAGACGCGGAATGAGTCTTGTTACGGCGGCAAGAATTGCCAGCATCCGATCTAAGTGGGGGAACGCTTCTAGCGAGCGGTCCGTTGCTGGAAAGATCTGTAGAGCCTACAGAATGACCTCCAGCCAAAAGATATATGATCTTGCGCAAGCTATAGGAGTTCCGTCTGCGGCTATAAGCAAGTTTGAGGGCGGCTTTAAGATTGAAGACAAAGACCACGCCGCTATTGTCGCCCACTTTGATCATTTGTCCACTCTTGCAGATAATAGAGGTTTGGCCGATTGCTTGCGTGACAGCGGGCAGACTTGGGAAGGTGTAGAGGTGAAAGCAGAATAGATGACCGACAAGATAGGCGATATAAAAAGGAACCTTGAAGACTTGTACAGGTCAGGCTTTATGTCCGCCCCAATACAGCAACAGCTAAGAGAAGCTGCCGAGAAACTAGAGGGCAGCAAGAACGCTACAGGTAAGCTTGTTAAGCCAAAGGAAGACGAATGACGGCTAGAAAGGCTGTTAAGGGATAGGGTCATAGCAGGGCCATCGACAGCCAACATACTGCCCCAATTGTGACGACCCAAACACCTAGCGTTAAAAGAGTTGAGTTTTCCCAATCCTGCTCCGCCATTACCGCCCACCACAAAAGAGCCAGCATAACAACGACAGAGACAGGCCAAAGAATTGATATGGTTAGAGGAGTGTTTTCCGGTTCATAAGGGGGCGAGTTTTTCTTACTCACTCTATAACAGTAGATAGTCCCAACCAGATAAACAGCCCCAATAAGAACTAACCCTATATCCCATGGGCCAATCTTTGCTATTTCATTGATTTCTGATAGGGTCACAACCTCTCTCCTTAAAAGCTACTAGAGCGCTGTAATAAGTCTCATACTCTGCGACCAGCCGGTCGCCGTTCCAGATCTGGCCTTTGCCTTTGTTGGGGCCGTTCTTGACCTGGACTAGCTTCATGCGGCTTTCTCCTGATGCTCTCTTTCTGCTTCAAGAATAGCGCGGCCTATGATTTCAGGGATTTGGGGAACTACGGCGTTACCGAGGGCTCCAACTCGGTCCATAAAGGTGGGAAGCCCATCATCTTTTCTATGATCACGGTAGTTTCCGGCATCGTAAAGCCTAGAGCTAAGAAAATTGGCCAAGCCCTTACTTGGTGCGTTGACCTTAAGCGCTGCGACTTCAGTTGTGTTGAAACTTTGAAACGACCGATTGTCAAGGCGTCCGATTTTAGAGGTGTAGGCAACAACCCAGACTCTCTCTCTGCTATGGGGAGCGCCCAAGGCTGCCGCTGGTATGTTTTCCCATTCAGCATCATACCCGAGGCCGGCCAAGTCCGCGAGTATTCTTCCAAACCACCGTCCTCGCCATTCGCTTGGGCCACTAAGCAAGTTTGCGACGTTTTCCACAATGATGTATTTCGGTCTAAGCTCGCTAGAAAGTCTAACGATTTCGGACCACAACCCACTTCTTGTGCCTTCCTCAATGCCATCTTTTTTCCCAGCAACGCTGATGTCTTGGCAAGGGAACCCCCCTGTAATGACATCAACGGCAATTCCATCGGAAGCAAGCTTTGTGGCTGTGAGTTCTCTAACATCGTCATAAATAGGCACCTCTGGCCAATGCTTTTTCAATACTTTTTGGGGAAAGGGCTCAATCTCGCAAAAGGCGACTGTTTCAAATCCCCCCGTTCTCTCTAGGCCTAGAGAAAATCCGCCGATTCCCGCAAAGAGATCAAGGACACGTAGCTTGTTCATGCGGCTTCCACAAACACAGAAACAGCATCTTCCAAGCCGTAGGACTTGCGGATTTCCAAATGATCAATAGAGGCGTCATCATTGTAGACGATCTTGTTCATGCCATCCAAAACGGCCTTGCCGATATTGTCTACATCAGGCCTAGACGTGTGCTTTAACTCACCGTCTAAAGCTGCTTGCTTTTTCTTTTTTGACCACGACTTAGCAGGTGTGAACTGCGCCCAGATAATCGCTTTTAGCCCCCCTTCTAAAGGATCGACCCCTTCCATAGCCACAGCCGCTTCTTTCGCTACCAGCGCCTCAAAATCTGTTGTCTTACCAGGGGTGTAGTAACCGTACTTACCCTTTCGGGCTCGAGCTTTGGCGACTGGTCGGGAGTTTACGGTGAAGGTGATCATCAAGCCGCTTCCTCAAACAGGTCAGGCTGCATTCCAAGAGCGCGCTTGTAGAGATCAAGCAAATGATCCTGCTCCTGACGGTCGGTTTCTTCCATCTTTCTGAGCTTGATTAACTGGCGCATGATTTTTGTGTCAAAGCCATTGCCCTTGGCTTCCTTGAATATCTCGCTGATATCTGTTGCTATTGTCTCCTTCTCGGAATTCAACCTCTCCACACGCTCTATGTACTGGCGCAAGAGATCGCCAGCAATGCCGCCAACTTCAGACATTTTGCTTCTCCATTGCTTCTATTAGTGCCGCTGTGCCGCCACCGGGCAGCTTAGGCAAATTTAGTGGTTCCGTTGGCTTGTTAGCGTGCAGAACGTACACCCTGAGCTTTCTATGGGCTTCTGGCCCGCCCTCTCTCCCGTAGAGATCAACGGACGCCTTCGCTAATGAGGCCATTTGGCAAATCTGCTCAAAGTCAAAACCACTCAGGTTTTCAGGAACAGGCGTGTTAAACGGATAGCTCATTTCCCATTCTCCGCTCTGTGAAAGTCCCGCTGATCAATGACATCATTCAGGAGCCACCTAGGTTCTAAGTTAAGGTCATCGTCGATGAACCTAGACAACAGCAGCACGACAAAGCAGCAAACGATCATTGTGATCAGATATCTACCCATTTTTCAGTTCCGCCATTTTCGACACGAGCAAATCAACAGACCGGGTAAAAGCACTTTTTTCAGCCGTCACTGCCATTGCCGCCGCTGTACTCTCGGGGGATAGCTTTTTGATCTGCTTCTCAAAGTCCGCTAAGATTTCCTCTCTCGCATTCAGAATATCTTCGATCTTCACGCTTCGCCTCCCATGCTTAAAGCATTGCGTACAGTGTCAACGATGGCGGCATTCTGTGTTGCGTTAGCCAGAACAGTGTCACCCGTCGTTTGGGCCCATACGAGGCGGAACCTCTGGCTATTGACACAAAGGCTAAGCAGCTTCGAACCGCTCGGCTCACAGGTGCCGTTGAACCAGTTGTCAACGGTTTTGGGGGTTACGTTGGCAGCGATAGCCGCTGATCTCAGGGCTTCCGGCCCCGCTCCGAATGCGTCGTTGAGCATTTTGGGAAAAACTTTTCCCATTTTTGGAAAGTCATTATCCATTTTCATCTCCATTGTTGTTGGAGATGAAGACACGATACGTAAATGGTCGTTATCGTTGGAGCGCTTAGGAGCCGGTGAAGATGTTACTTCGCTAATTATTGTTGTTTGTTGTGCGAACATGGAGGAAACCTTGTGAAAGATAAAAAAACCGGTGGCCTTATCCACCTATCGAGTTTTACTAATCGGATTGTTAATGAGCTGGAATCCAAGCGGGTGAACCACCCAAGACAAGGCCAGCTCTTGTTGACGATTCGAGGAGACGGGAAGCATAAAGGCGATTGATCGTGCCGCTTCCCGCTCTTCGATCAGACGCGGGGACTTGCGCTGATTGCGTATTTGGTAGCGGTGAGGCTGAGGGAAGGAGGATAGAGGGAACTAAGCCCCACCGCTTTACAGGCGCGCGAGTGATGATATACGCGCCCGAACTCATTGGATTAAACTTTGGGTGTGAGAGCCAAGTTCAGCGCTAGCAACAACCGCCATCACCGCAAACAACCAGTATTCGGTGTTCAGCGGTATGGTGCCATCAGGGTCAAGCCCTTTGTTGATAGCCGCAAGAACGGCGAACGTGATACCTGCCCCAAGCAAAGCACCTATCATGCTGCTTTTCCTTTTTCGTCTGCGTAGCAGTTCATCCAAGCATCGCACTGTTCAATGGTCTTGGTTGTGACGGACCCCCGTCCCTTTATCTCCCGCAGGAATGACGGCCACTTTCCTATTTCGCGGCTAAACTTTGTGTCACTGATGCCATACTCACTTTGGAACAGGACAATCCGGTCGATGAACTCTGAATAAATACTCATTGTTTCTTTATATAGGTTTTTACCTACATCGTCAATGAGAAAACATAGGTTTATGCCTATTTGCCTGTAAGCTTGTTTCTAAATATGTTGCTGCGATGATTCACAAGGACAAATTGCGCGCGTTGATTAAGGACTCCGATTACTCCAATCGGTCCCTGTCGCTAGCTGTTGGGACAAATCCAACGCTGATCGCTGACATATTCAAACGCCCATCAGGCAACGCAACGCTAGACAAGCTGTCTGCGCTTGCGTCAGCTCTCGGCTGTTCAATCTCTGACTTTACTGACTACTCCGAGGCGACCGCGCCAGAAGACGAGCTAGAGAACCTAAATAGAGACTACATTGCTTTGGTTGGCTCTGTGCAAGCGGGATCGTGGAGGGAAGAAGCTGCCACTCCACAAGACGTGATCCAATTAGGACTTGCCTTTCCTGATCTCCCGAAGCCTCAATTTGCGTACAAAGTTGAGGGAGAAAGCATGAACAAGCATGCACTGCCTGGTCATTTTTGGGTGTGCCACGCTTACGAGGATGCTAACAACGAGGCTGCATCTGGCCACTTCGTCGTGGTTGAGCGTTCACGAGGACAGCTGATTGAACGAACGGTTAAGAAATTAGTGTTTTCATCGAACGGAAACATGGAATTCTGGCCTGACTCCCATGACGACAATTGGCAAAGCCCGTACATCCCAGCCGAAGTTACAGGCCAAACTGACGAGACTTATAGAATCATCGCTAGAGCGCGCATAGTGCTAAGCGAACGCCTTTAACTGCCCATACTCCTCCCAAGTCAAGGCACGTCGCCCCTGCCCCCGCCATCCCCTAAAGCGGTGAGAGCCTCACGCAATAAAGAGACATATGGACAAATGCGCGTGTTGTTTTTTTTGGAATGTAGGTTTTTACCTATATTTCTGTTGACAATAGGTTTTTACCTATATATTGTATCCCTATAACCAAGGGAGACAAACAATGCTCATCACCAAAGACACACCAGCAGAAGACATCGCAAAGCTCTTAATCGAACTAGACCTAGATGAGGTCGTTATCATGGAGATAGAGAGCGCTTGGAACGAGCAGAGCCCCATGAACATTGGCGCTGTAATCAACGATCCAGTCTTTGCAAGTAAGGAGGCCGCGTGATGCCTCAAGTTAATGAGCACTTCGAGTTCTCCGACATCTCCGAAACTCAAGCCCTTGCCACCTTCTTAATCACCGGCGGCGTTAAGTTCGAATATGACCCCAAAGGTCAGACATTTCAAAAGGAAGCCCCCTTCTTTGTTGATGGCGAAGACTGGCTTTGCGTCGGCGACTGCATCTATAGCGACGGCATGATCATCAGAAACGGACGCGCCATCAATGAACCCAGTCAATCCCTAGGAGAGCAAAGGGATAGGGCGTCAGCTTAATAAGCGGCCCTCCAGTTAAGTCGACCGTCAAGCCAAGACGCTAAATTGGCCATTAAGTACCTCCCTAAAACTACTCCTGGCTCAAGGGTCAGGAGGCTTTTTAAAGCTCTCTAAGGAGAGTTTCAGAAAGCAATTCTCAACTGAGACGGCTGGTGAAGCGTTATCGCAAATAGCCTGAGTAAGTCAGGTCACCAGCCAGAAAGGAACGAAGATGCCAGAGGCAGCAATAGGCCACAACAACCCGCCCTCACCTGTTCAGGAGCTGACTGTCGAGCTTGATAGCTTGATGGTTGAAGCAAAAAATTGGCTGGACGGTACACCGGTTCAGAACGAAGGCCAGATGGCCGCTGTCGAAAAGCTAGTTGCCATGTCGAAAGACATCACCAAGCGCGCCAAAGCGACCAAGGAAGAAGAATACCGCCCTCATAAAGAGGCAGGCGATAAGGTTGTCGCTACTTGGAAGCCCATTCTCGACGACACTAAGAAAATCACGGATGGCTGTAACGCTATTCTGTCTAAATTCAAAGCTGACTTGGCGGCGAAGAAGGCCGCAGAAGCCAGGGCGATCAAAGAAAAAGCCGAACGGGAGCTTGAGGAAGCAAGGAAGGCAGCCGCCACCGTAGACAAGGGAGACCTTGAGGCAAGGCAGCAAGCTGACGATCAAGCATTGGCCGCAAGACAACAAATGGCCGCCGCCCAAAGGCACAGCAAAGAAGCTCATGTTAAGGGTCTTCGCACAGTAACTGAATACGTCGTCGTTGATGGTAGGGCTTGCATTAATTGGATCGCCACACACGACAAGGAAGCCGTTCAAAACTTCATGAATGAATATGCCCGCCGCAAGGGTCATTTGACCCCAATCGCAGGCGTTGAAAAGCAAAGCAGAAAGGTAGCTGTGTGATGGACTGGAATCTAGTCTCTGAAAAACTCTCCCAGCCTTTGGACCAAAAGAACGTAGTAAAGCCGTCTGGCAAGTTCGGTCCTCAAGGCGATTATATTGAAGGCTGGCACGCGATCAATGAAGCCAATCGGATCTTCGGTTTTGATGGGTGGTCGTACAGCATCAATCTTATAAAGGACAGTCTTGTTGAAGGCGTTGACCGCAATAGCAACCCGCAATGGCAAGCCGCATACACCTGCATTTGCACAGTCAAAGTTGATGGTGTCACCCGTCAAGATGTTGGCTTCGGTTCAGGCTTTGCTAAGCAGGTTGGGGACGCAATCGAAGGCGCGACAAAGGAAGCCGTAACGGACGCCCTAAAGCGTTGCTTGCGAACTTTCGGCAACCCGTTTGGCTTGGCCCTTTATGACAAAAGCAAATCAAACGTTGTTGATGCCGAGGCCGAGGCAGCCAAATTGGCAGGGCAGCAAGAGGCTGTTGATAATTTCATTACTCAAGTCAAGAACGGCCTCCCTTCATTCACGAACGCCCTTGACCTGGACAACGCTCTTAAGGGGATAAAAGACAAGCTAAGCCATTTAGCCAAAAACTTCCCTGACAAGCATCAAGATCTAATGACGACAATTCAAGCTCGCCAAGATCAACTCAACACCCAAATGGAGGACGCAGCCTAATGAGTGTTAACCAGATTGTGATCCAGGGGCGGATCGGTAAAGACGCTGAACGCCGGACAACCCAGAGCGGCGATGATGTCTTTAACTTTAGCGTTGCAACCGATCAAGGCTTTGGTGATAGCAAGAAAACTGACTGGCATAGGTGCGTTATGTGGGCGAAGTCCAAGCCGCAAGCTGATTTTCTATCTGCCCAGCTTGTCAAAGGCGCAATAGCCACTTGCTCCGGCTCCCTGAACTATAGGCAGTACGAAAGCAACGGCGAAAAGAGAACCGTGGCTGAGATCTCCTGCCGAAAGGTAGAAGCGTTCATGGCTCAAAAAACAGAGCGCCAAGCCTCAGACGACCCCTTTGCAGGTGGTTTTGGTAAAGGCTCATTCTGATGGATGAACTACCCCAAGCCTTTCCCCTCAGACAAAAGAAGGGCAGGCCTAAAAAGTCACCCCGCTACCTCACGTGGATAAGAGGCAAGAGGTGTCTTCTTTGTTCCGTTTGGTATCCAATCGAAGCCGCTCACATTCGAATGAGCGACTTTAGATTTGAGAAAGAGGCCCCTGGGGAAGCTGAGAAGTCAGACGATAAATGGGCAATCCCGCTCTGCGCTCCATGCCATCGCGCACAACACGAAAGAGGCGATGAGCGAAAGTTCTGGGAAGAAATGAAGATTGATGTGGTCGCAAGGGCCGACCAGTTGTGGAGAGAATAAAATGGCGAAAGTGTACCTAATCAAGACTTTGACAGGGTTAGCGCCCGATGATGAGGCTTCAGAAGAGATCCTTAAAAAGCTCAAGCTTGGTGAGGCAGTTTCTTGTGACCTTAAGAAATCACGGAATTACAAATTCCATAAGAAATATTTCTCCATGGTTAACCTCGCTCTTCAGAATCAAGACCATTTCCCAGAAACAAAGATTGGGAGAGAAACCTTTTATGACTGGCTAAAGCTGCAAGCTGGATACGCTAACTATTATACCGACCCTGTGACGGGAATGGAGATGGCGCAACCGCAATCGATAAGCTTTGCCGCCATGGATGAGACAAGCTTTCAGGTTTTCTATGACGACGTGAAGAACGTTATTTTCGAAAAGCTTATCCCAGCTGCAACGCCTGAGAACATCAGAGATTTTGAAATGGAACTGCTTAGCTACTGAGCGATAGGAGATATCATGACAGCAACAATTCACACCCTACACCCTGTTGAGCCGTTCTGTGCTCATTGCGGCAATGAAGTCGCCAAAGAGTGGGATGCCTACGCCGCTGAACGTGGCGAGACCATGGA